CAAGACTGTGGAAGAAGAAGAAGGGTATTACCCAGAACGCTTTACTTTGCTAGAAAAGTTGTATCAAGAAAGCGAGCGCACAAATGGTCTATATAGTGGCCTGTTAATTGAAAAATAAAACAACCTTTGTTATTGCTAAACTTAAAGTAACAGTGTAATGCTCGTGACGTGGCAAGATTTTTAGCAACGCTTCCTGAAAACCTGGGATTTTATAACCTTGGAAGCATACAGGCGTACCCAACCGGGGGAAGTGGGGCTGTAGCGTATGGGCCTACGAGCTATTTTGGAAGCGATCCCCTTTCCCAACGGTTAGGAGATTCAGTTAATAATCCTGCAGATCTTGGTGATTTTTCTTCTATTTTCCGATCTATTACCATTAGCAATACTCACGGAGGCTTAACGCGGCAACAAACATCTTTTTATCGTTTTTATTTAAACACAAGTCGCGCAATTAAATTTACTCAAAATTTTAGTCAAACTTCTTACACCGCTAATACTAACCGCAATACCCTAATTTCAGTTTATAAAGTAGAAAACAAAACACACCGGCGTGAGCTTCCTATTAATAATGCTGGATATGTCTACAAAACAACAGGCATTGATTATGACGACAACGTAGATCTTGTATCAAATGACTATCCAAATACATCTTTGGAGCCTGGCGAGTACGTTTTTTTAATTACCAATGATATTCGCTATCTGGAAACAACGTATTCTATTACCTTACAAAGTTTAAATGTAGATTGGCGTTATGTGGCAGAGTCTGTTGACGAAGCGCTTGACTTGGGACTGGACACTGAAGGCGAAGACGCTTTTATTGATTTTGGTAACCTAGCCAATTGATTTAAAAAATGCTAAGCTACTGACAGTGTCTACGTAAGCCCATGAAAGTTGTTACACTCCAGCAGTTGGAAGAAAACTTTGAAGCAATTGTAGATGATGTTGCTGATAATAAAGAGCACTACAGGATTGAGCATGAAAACGGTGCCGTCATGCTTATTCCCATAGAAAGTTATGACGTTCTTAAAGAAGTGTACACAGATTGGGTAGAAGAACCGCAGAATACACCGCCTGTGGACGGATTTGATCCACAACAACTGCCTGTTGTAGAGTACGTTCCTGATTTAGAATAAAATTAATTTCAGCTACTAGCTTGTTTAGCTGCCCAGGTGCTGTCGGGACGCTTAGCCCATGAAGGGGTTTCGTCAACGGTTGGCGCAGGTACGTCACCAATTCGTGCTAATGCAGCGTCATATTCAGTCAGGGCTTGATATTTTTGTGCACCTATTGCATCTTTTAACTGTGCATACGGATCTGTAACACCTGTTGTTTGCTGTAAATATTTATCGCCCTTAGGCAGAGAAGCTCCGTAAGAACTGGTTTCTTGTAAACGACGGCCTGCCATGCGCGCACCGAGTTCAGCAGGAGTGCCCACTTCCTGGTAACGTTGTTTTTGAATTTTGCCTGTTTCTTCTTGAATGCGCTTTAAATAAGCGGCAGTATCTTCAAAACTTTCTTGGGGAATGAGCGACTGGTAAAACGTCGGTGCCGTTGGAGCAGGCATGACAGTAACCGGTGCGCTAGGTCTCGAGCCACCCATGGTTTTATTTCACTTGAATCGTTACACTTACTTTAGATGACACAAACCCGTACAGATGCTGAAGACCAACGACTCCAAGGGGTCCCAAAATCAGGACCAGCAAAAGCTCGGCGTATGTGAGACGTCTCCGCGATTTCATGTGATGATGGAGTTTACTCAAAGACTACCACAAATTTCGTAATTTTGTATAAATTTTTGTTTTCGATATACAGCGGTCCGCATTGTTGCTGCTGGAATGCCAAGAAACGCAGCAGCCGCGCTCATAGAGAAAAATTTTAAAATTTTATTTGTCTGAGGATTTTTTAAAGAGACCGGTTTTTTATTCCAACCTAATTTTTTTCTAGCTTCATCAGTTAATTTTCTATTTTTTATACCTTTTCTTAAGTTTTCTAAATGTGTTTTGCTAAATTTTCTACCAATTTGTGCTTGCCTGCATTTTTCTTTAACCTCTTCACTTCTTGGTATGCCTTTAAATCTTGCACCTATTTTAGCCCTGACCTCTGGAGGTAGGATCTTACCTTTCAATGCTATCTTATTTGCTTCTCCAATTTTTCTTTTAGTTTCTTCAGATATTTTACGTGAATACCCACAAGAAAACCCAGCACTACGCGCCCTGGCTTTATTAGCAAAATGCGGATTCACATCAACCTTGTAAAAAGCATGTAAACTAATTTCAGCTTTTTGAGCATCTTCGCGGCAACAAAACTCCTGCAAAACAATTTTATTGTTTGGTTTAAAAGTTTTGTCTTTATACGTTCCCATATACTTAGCGTCTGCGCTGGGAAGACAGCTACAAGATCTCACGCCAATGTAGCCCCTCCCCCAGGATTCGTAACTATAGTAGACGTAGTGATACCGTTTCCCCTTTGGTGCTGGCATGGAAAATAAAAACTCTTTAAAGATTCTAACCGAACTCGGCAACAGTGATGTGACGCTTCATGAGAACAATATTCCGTATAAAACAGAGTTTAGCGCCTTATTGGCAAAAATGTCCATTAAAACCATAGAAATGCTGTTGACACAGCAACAAAAACAAATAGCCGTAGCTTTATGGGAGGCGTGTAATTACGGGGGAAGGCCAAAACCGGAAAATATGAGCGACATGGAACCACTTCGCCTTTATTATGAGTGGGTTTTACGAATGGAGCACACCAAACAATGGAAAATTGCTCAAAAATCCGGTAAACTACGTACACCATAACAGTTGATGCCCGGCAATGGAAGTTGAAGAGTGGTGCGACCTTAGTGAACAGGAAGAGCTGCGCGAACCGCCGGCAACAACGTATAAATCAAATAAATATCTTAGTTATCGTTTTAATACGTTAAATGTTGAAGAAGTAACTGTTGAAAATTATAAAGAAAAACTTGTAGCTAGTTTGGCAAAACAAATTGAAATGTTTGTGCCACCTTCAGGTAGTTTTGAAAATCATGATTTACAGCGTTACTTAGAATTAATCAGGAGTTATGAAACTTCTACTAATGATTTAATTCTGGGTTTATCTCTTGCGGATCAAATTCGAATTTGTTTTAGTGATATGCAGCCAGCTACAATCTGTTCCCGGTTTCCGGACATTGATTTAGCAACAAAACGCAGATATCGTTGTGTAGCGGAATATCTTCTTCGTCAAAATGAGTTGACCAAAGTTCGTGATGACAATGGAAAACTAGTTAAAACCATGGGTAATCTTGGCAAGATGGTGGTAATTTACTCTCCGCTTCCTAAAATCCGCGAAACGCTCAAGCGCTCTGGTTTGACCGAATTTTTAAAAACTGTTTTAAATGATGCCAATACGGTGGAATCCGCTCCTGTGCAAACTTAAAATCTTTGCTACCATTATTCAAAAAGTTTTTTAGCCATGACTGACCGCCGTAAACAACTGATTGCCAAATTAATGCTGGCAAACCCTTCCGAAGCAGAGCAAAAACTGATTCAACTTACAATTGAACGGATTTGCGTGGACATGGCGGATTTCTTTGAAGGTTTTTATGCCAACGAGGGGCCAGGGGCAATCGTGTATGTACCCAGGGCAGAAAATCAAGAAGATACCATGTTTTATTTAACAGTAAACGCGTTAATGAACGCACTTAATGACTTTAATAGCCGGGATATGGAAGGCCCTGCCGAAGTAATAAAGAAAACAATTGCACGTGCTGAGTCTTTAAATCCAGAAAAAGAAGCACTTTTTATTATTCAAGATGAAAAATACATGTCGCTGATTCATTACAAACGTGATAGTGATACTACCTCCGCAATTCTGATGCGATGAACGGAAAAAAAAATAAATTTTCCCACTTAACGCGAATTTTTAATATAAACGAAGATTGGTTAACACCCGTTGAATATCTTCCTTACATTGACGCGTTACTTGGGGATATTGATCTTGACCCGTGTTCAACACATTATGCAAATTCGCAATACTTAAGAGCTCGTCAAATTTACACCACAAAAGAAGACGGGCTCAATATTGATGCGCCCTGGACAGGTGTTACGTACCTATTTCCGCCTACCTATGGACGCTGTTCCTTCAGCAAAGTACGTGGTACGTGGCGTTGGGGCTTACGTGGCGGAACAAACAGCCACATGCCCAGCGTGGCATGGTTTAAACGCTTAGAAAGAGAGTGGAAACTTCGCAATATTCCAGAAGCATTGTTCTTCTCAACAAGTCATGAGATGTTTCGAGCTTATACAGCCATGTGGGATTACCCCGTATGCATTCCACATAAACGCTGCAATCTTATAAGAGGAAACAGTGAACATAGGTTAGAAACGCCTTTTACATGGGGATTTTTTATTTACCTACCACGACTTGATTTGGGTTTTAATCAGTCTGATAATTTTCAAGAAATTTTTTCCCACTTAGGAAAAATTATTTGTTAAAAAGTGGTGCTCTAAATGCATTTTTAAATGCATACGTCTGATCTCCAGGTCCACTCATGATGAAGCGGTTGTCCTCGGCGCGTTGCTCTGTAATATCGGAACGAGCAGCTTCTTTGCGTTTGTTAATGTAATTTTTTACAAAACGCTTGCCTGCAGTGTTGTCCACTGCGCCTTTAGCTTGCGCATAGCGGTTGTCAACGCTGTAATCAGTGCTAGTCTGTAGGCTCATGTCCCCATTCTGACAGCAACAAACCCATGGAAGACTTGGTTAATAGCCCGTCACACTATGCGTCTGGGTCAGTGGAGTGCATTGACGCCATTGAAGAATCAATGACCAATGAAGCGTTTCGCGGTTATCTAAAAGGTAACATTCAAAAGTACCTTTGGCGGTACGAAGACAAAGATAACGCGCTTCAAGATTTAAAAAAAGCAGAATGGTATTTAAAACGTTTAATTGCGTCTTGTGAACGTTATGGATCCTGATAAAATTCTTTACGAGTATTGTCCAGAACTGCAGTTAATTGATATGCTGGATTGGTTGCAAAATACTATAGGTTTCGAGGTGAGCCCAATCCCCCCTGATCTTGATTCCAGTAACGAAAAAACCGACGTACTACCTCCTCTGTAGGATCCCATTCTTGAATTTTTCGTTCTAAATACTCAATTGCTTTAATTTGATTGGGTGTACCTTTATAGTTATCTGCCACATTTAGCAAACAATATTTTAAAGGACACTTATGCTCAATAAAAAGTGGTACTCTTTTGTCTGCTGCCAAGTATGTATTTAATTCAACACGCCTCCGCTCAACTACTAAGTCTCCACCAGAAGCCCACATGCGATTAATGTAGGGACTCCACTCACGAATGATTGCATTTTTAGGGGCACTAGTGTTTATTAAATTCAGTAATTTACATTCTTTGAAAGAAGGGATGCCAAGGCTGTGAGCAAAGCTCAGAACTGCAGCTTTTTTCTTTTCATTTAGAGGAACAATTACGTAATGTTGCACCAAGTTAGAAAATTCTTTTAAATCTTCTATTAACTGTACGTTTACCTGCGCTGTCAGGGCCTTCTCGTGGCGCCCAACCCAGTGTTTGCCGAGTTTGGTGCTGCCGTATCCGATGCGCCACACGTCCTCTCCGTAGTCCTTATACGAAGCAAATCGACCAAAACCCAGATAAGTCTTAGCCGACGAATAATTTTTAATAATGTCAATGCCGAGTTGAGTTAAAAAGGGATACTCGGCCCAGTCATCCGTTTTTTTCTTGCGAGAAGCCAACGCGTAAATTTAACTTACACGTCAGCTTACCGTATTTTAAGGAACAACAACACTACCTGTGTAAGAAACTTCTGAGTAGCCGTCCAGCGTCAGGATAACCACGTAATTTTTTGATGCGTCAGTAACTGTTACGGCAACAACACCCTTGTTTTTACCGTTTTTGGCAATGTTGTTAAATTTTAAATAACCAGTGGGAGCTGAACCGGCAACGTAAGAATCTTCTTGAAAAATTTCAATATTATCAACACTTGAAGAACGGTTAATGGTCACAATAATATCTCCAGTGCTACCTGGATTAACACGGAAGCCACGGATATTGATACCGCCAGTGTTGGTTGCAGACGTGTTGCCCAAATAAGTAATTTCTGATCCGGCGTCGACGCTGAAGGTGTCGAGTGTACCTTTAATTGTGCGAGTAGCCATTGGGATTAAGAAATTTGACTAGCGGTGGAGTAATTAAAGTTGATTTCGGCATCAATGCCGTGTTCCTTGAGGATGTTCAAGAACATTTGCTTGTCCATCGTTTTCTGATGAAGCATATCCAGAAACGCTTCTTCTAGGTCTTCACGATCCAGTTCGCGAATAGCGAATGCAGCGGCATGGAGAGCAAATTCAGCATCCATGCTTATTCCTGGGGCATTGGCGTCCATTAATTGATCCAATCCATGCCTTCAGTTTAACAGCTGTGAACTAAATTGGCTTTAAATCGGGTAAGGAGGTTGTTGCAGGGGAGCACTACGCTGATCTACCGTGAAACTCGGAAGGTCTGGGGCGCCGTCAAAAATACCAGGAATCAGATCAGGTAAGCGTTCTGTGACATACTTTTGCAGAAAACTTTCGGAGGCTGGAGGATTCATGGATATTGAGGCGGCGTCCGAGCAGGAAATTACTGGCAGCATATATGCCGCCAAAACTCAAGCCAAATACCAATAAAATTGGGACCACTTGCGCTACTGCCCTTAAACAACTACCATTTTAAACGGAATAGTACTTAGAGCAGGATGTCTGACCAACTGGCGATGGACCTGACAAAGGCAGCGGTAAGCGGCGTAAGCAAAACGCAAGCTGCAAGTTTTTTAAAAAAAACGCACGACATTAGTGATGATGAGTTTAAAAAACTTTTGCAAATTTGTAATTTTAAAACAAAACCTCCGCGCATTGATTACAATTACTTTTATAATTTACCTGTTACACAAAAAGCTAAACAGTTTTCGTACCCGTTTACCCAAATATACACTTGCGAAGAATTTTTATCCCCAGGTATTTGCAAAGCCTTAATTAATTTAGTTGACAGTAGGCTGCGCCCATCGACCGTTTCTAATCCAACGGATGATTCCGTGGTCTCTGATTACCGCACCAGTCAAACCGCAGATCTTAATTATTTTGAATCTGATGCTTTGATGCGGCTGGATCAACTTATTACTGAGTACGTTGGGATCAAACCGTTCTTAGGGGAAACCTTGCAATCACAGAAGTACAGCCCAGGGGAATACTACAAAGAACACTGTGATTTCTTTTTTCCATTAACTAAAGAATTTAAAACTTACACCGAATGGATGGGGCAAAGAACGTGGACCTTTATGTGCTATTTAAATGACGTAGAAGAAGGCGGCGAAACATATTTTAAACACCTTAATTTAAAAATAAAACCAAAACAAGGAATGGCTGTTATTTGGAACAATCTATATAAAAACGGCTTGCCTAATCCTAAAACACTGCATGAAGCCCTTCCACCAATCAGCGGAAATAAATACGTAATTACTAAGTGGTTTAGAAGTTGGAGCCTGGTTTAGTTGGCGGCAATACTAAACTTAACAGTGGCGCTTGTTCCGCCTGTTTCGTGAAAAAAATTACCACGAAGATATCCAACTGGGAAACCACTAACATTGTAAGCATATGTTCCATTTTCCGTAATTGTGTTAGATATCATGGCGCCAAAATTAGTACCATCAATGCTGCCGTCAAGCCGCACTACCACTGAAGTATTAATATTTGTCACCGTTGCGGTCAACGTGTAATTCCTTGTTGACAGGTAATTTATAACAAAAACGTCAACGTTTTCAGTAACCCCAGGTTCGGTAAGCGCAGGAAACGTGGCAATTAACGTCTGCTGATGACTTTCAAAATAACTCAATTGAGCCTCCTACTGGGGTAACCCGTGTTTACAGGGCAGATACCACAAAAGTAACTGATGGCGTGCCTGTGCTAATAGAAACTAAATTACCACGAATTTGTTTTAACGGCCGGCTTGTATAGTTATAAAAATATGTGCCGTTAGCAGTCAGTGTTTTATCTGCCGTATCCAAGTTGAAAAAATTTGTACCGTCAAGAGTGCCTTCAACACGCACAACAACGTTTGTACCAATAGATGCAACTTTAACTTGCACGCCAAACGTAGTAGCAGCCAGTAAATCTTGCACCGCTACATCAAGTGCTGCAGTGGTGCCTACAGCAGTAAGCGCAGTCGGATAGAAAAAAACTGTATCCGCAAAAATAGGACTTACAGACATTACTTTTTATAGTCTAGGTTGCTTTTAAGAAGCCACTGGTTCTTCTTATGTACTCTACCGCGCTCCACACCAAGGTCAAGAGTCAGCTGATCGCCGATCTGTTCCGACATCTTAGCCAGCTCTTCAAATTTAACAGCTAACAGATTGTGGTTTGTCGCCAGCTGAAGAATGATTGCTTCCTGGTTAAAGCAGTTCTCCAGGGGGACTTCAGGCATGGTGGAGTACACCAGGTCCTCTACGGTCTTAGGAGTGGCAATATCGAGGCTGCGCAGGTGCTCGGCAATAGTATCGATGCCTTCCTCTAGCTCACTGTAGATTTTTTGTGTCAGTTTATGAATAGAATAAAACTTACCACCCATCAAATTCCAATGAACAAGTTGAGTCTGGTGATAGACGTATGTGGAATCCCGGAGGCACTGCGTTAAATGGCAGTAACAGGGGGTCGTCTTATCGATCGTGTTTTTAGCCATTGAATTCACCACAAATCATTACAAGTTTATTTACGGTTGGCACAGTTCTGTTGATGTGTGATCCACCGGCAATTTGTAGGCTCGTAGTTCCCATAATTATCTATTCTATCAAGCTCCAACGCAGGATCCGCACCGTTTGCTTCAGCCCAATTTTTAAAAAACACATAATCATCTGTCCACTCATCACAAACTGTAATATTTTTTTCTAAATACGTTGGCCAGCGCTTGCACCTTGCCTTCATTTTTTGCCATCTACCGTAAAGCCAGTGTCCTTTTTGACACTTATTTCTAGAGTCCCCGTGTGTTTGATTTTTTTGTCCAAGTATTTTTTTAAGTTTTGGGTTATCGCTGTGGTTCTTTTTTGCAGCACAGCTTAAACAGCGCCACTGCTTGTTGACGCGATTCCACGCGTCAATGCGAACTTCTTTTTCTTTCTGACAATCAACACATTGAGTCAGAATGTAACGCCATTTCCCTTTACGAAAAAACACTGACAAGGGTTTGCATCTGGTTTTATATTACCATAGATACTTACCCCCAGAGGTGCGAACAGGCCCAGTATTTAGGCGTGTTTTTGTCCATCTGTTTATCACACCCCATTCTAGCCCTAAAGTTCTTACGCCGCTCGGGGTCTCTGTGTTGAGTGTAATCCTCATAACCGCGTCGTCCGTATCGAACAATCTTTTCTTCACCGTCATGACAAGACTTCACAACCCATTTATGTGTGTCTCCAGCTGGCGCACGCTGAGGTTTATTACACCGCATGTGCTCTTTAGCTAATCGTTTGGCTTTAGCGTGGTCGGCCACAGTTAAACGTAATTTTGTTTATTGGTGATTAAATTTTGTGGGGTCTGCCCGTTAACAATTTGTTGAAATTCGTCGGGAATGCGGGATTTTGTTAACTCCTCAACAGCTTTTGAAATATAGTCATCTAAAAATTTTTTGCCAGACTTTGCTGGTTGCTGATCAGGTTGCGATCCATCCGAGGGTTGCATCATTGCAAATGTAAGGTATGGCCTGAGCCGTAGTAGTAAATCTTACGGAACAAGGTCTTTGTTCCATCCATTCTTTAAGTTTACCAACCCTTTGCTCTGAATAATTCAAGTTGGCAGGACCCATGTAATCAAAGACATGTTGCGAACCCTTGGCGCGATTGCAATTAGTACATGCACATGCCAAGTTGTTTCTGGTACTGTGGCCGCCTTTGTGTTTAGGAACAATGTGGTCAATTGTGGCATCACGATCACTTAACTGTTTATCACAGTAAGCACAAGACCAATTCCAATCTTCAAAAATACTTTCTCGAAACCGTTTACGCGCAATTTTGGGAGTGAGAACAATTAAGTTTGCTAGTAAATCGTTTTCGCAGTGAAACATGAAAATGTCATGAATCCTTACCCAAAAATACGGTGCACACACCTGCCCTGTGCGCTATGCTTGTACCGAAAGGGAGTGTGGCGTAACCGGTAGCCGCATCAGACTTAAAATCTGATGGTCCTTGACCGTGGGGGTTCGAGTCCCCCCGCTCCTATTTAATCAGTTAAACCCGCGGCAGCGTCCTCGGCTGGATCGTAGTCAGCATCCTCCAGGAGCTTCAACAGGTAATAGTGGACGCGGTCGGTAGTCCAGCGCAAATCCTCATCACTGACATTACAGATAATTGCATTCAACCGTAGCTCACGCGAGGGCTCACGTAAGTGGTCTGCAAGCAGCTCTAGAGCCCGGTAGCGGCCTGGTGTAAAGTCCCCCAACATGTTAATCAGACAGCCCTGCAGAAGCTGACGACTCACACTCTAGTGCAGCTTCTTCTTTTTTTAAAATGTCAAGGATTTCCAGTGCCCCTGATACTTTTAAATAACCTTCTTTTGTTGCAATAAGAGTGGTTTCCGCAGTGCGGATCTGCTCGGCTAAATCAGCAAGTTGTTTCTTGAGACCGGCTTCAAGATTTTGAATGGTAGACATAAAACATAAAATTTATTGCTATATTAGCAGATTATTAACGCTTAACAAGTGGAGTAACAATACCCGCTAGCAGCTCAATAACACGATACCCACGTGGAACAACTCCTGAGGACACCCTAGTTTGAGGAAAAACTTTAGGTGTACGCGTAACATTAACAATGACAACCGCCAAAACATGTAGGGCTGTAATAACTTCAGCCAAGTTTTTCACGTGTTGAGCAAAATTTTGCATAGTCAGGGTGTTGCAGGAGGTGGGGATTTAGGTGCGCGTGGCGATTTAGGAATGGTAGGAGCGCTACGTGTGCGTGCTGTTCTTTCTTTTTTATCTTCTTCTTTTCTACTAACACCATAAACCGCTAAAACACTAGTAACCAAACTAGAAATAAAAGCAGCATCAACTTTGGCAAAACCCATATAACTAATTGTTAATACGGCTAATGCCCAAGTCAATACCCCCGCTGGAACAACAGTGGTAATTAATTGACGAAGATTGTCGTGATGTTTTTTCACATTTAAGCTAAATCTATGAACCAACCAGAACCATCACCTTCGACAGTCCAGCGCGCTCTAATTAAAGCATAACTGTACTGTTTGGCATGGCCATCAGTACTCGGATAAGTGCCGGTTTTGTTATCAATTTCACCCCAAGGATCGTTAACAGTGAATTTTTGTGTACTGTCATCAAATCCCGTAATTAAAACCCAATGCCCACCACCAGACGGTGCGTTGCTTGGCCCATGATGAAGAATTCCAATTGGAATAGGAATTCCATTTTTAAGATTACGAACAAGATCCAAAAGTCTTCCATTCTGTTTAAAAACAGCTTTTAAGCCTAGGCCACGGAGAACTTTAACTTGAACGCTGCTGTCTGTACTGTCCCCAATTGCAAAAACTTTTTTAACGTACTCATTATCATTTTTAACGGAACCTGGTTTTAAATACATCGCTGCCATTGCACACGAAGAAGAAAAACAAGTGCGGCTAGCATCACGATAGTTATCCCGTTGTGATTGATAAGGAACATCAAGAATTTTACGAGAAATGGTGTCTTTATCTACGTTTTCATTGCGACGCGGGACGACGCGCCCCGTCAAGCCTTCCCAGTGCTCATCGTAAACCCACCACGTACCCATCCCACCTGGTAACTCTAGCTGTGTGTGTTTGTCTTTCTGTGCCAATACTTTGCAACCCCTGTAATCTCGTCCTTGAACAACTTTTGCAAGTTTGTCATTAGATAAATCCGCACTGGCAACAGGTTCTTTTTTAAACCAAGTTTGTTGAGCGGAACGAATATCAATAGTTGTCACAGCACCAGGTGCGGTAGTCGTGGCTGAAGCTGCACCAGAACAGAAAAGCTTGATCTCGGCCTCCCGCCGACGCACAAGGCCAGGCAACGGACCGTTATTGCCTTTGACCCATTTAAGCAGTTCTTCTTTTGCTACTTTATTCGGTTCTTCTTTATTGTTTAACCTTTTTCGTAAAGTGGACTCTTCTAAAGCACCTGAACCACAATTAAAAGCAAAAGAAACTAATGCGTCAAATTGAGTTTGAGTTAAGGGAACAGTAATCAAGCTAGAAACTGCTTTTTCAAACCGATCCAAATCTTTCCGTAAAAGCGTATTTGCTTCTGCGTCAGTAATTGTCTGCCCTGAATAAACATCGGGTCCGGTGTGGCCGATTCCAATAGTCAAAATCCCCGCAGCACATACATAACTGTTTAAACGGCACCCCTCAAACTCGCGTACAAGTTTAATACCTGCGTCAGAAATTTTCACAACAATTATTTAATTCTTGTTTATTCTATAAGAATAAAACGTACCTCGATGTAAAATTAATATATCTCCAAAATCTACTGCCGTGTTAAAACCTCAATGGATTTTAATTGCTGTTTTTGTTGGAAGTCCTGCAACGGCACAAGTTGTGACACCGAATTTCACAACCGGTACGGTAAATTCAACAACAACAGCAACACAAAACATAACAGAAACTTATCGAATCGAAACATATGGCGGCACGCAATATTCCGTAACTGGTTCCAACGTCACACCAACAGGAAACCTAGGTCCATCTGCAACGTATGCAGTAACCGATGCAACAAAAGACTTCAGTTACAGCCAGGTCAAACTCGATGCTGGGATCATCAGCACCACAGATTTAACACGCACTATTACTACTACCTCTGTTACCAACTCGTTGTCTGTCTTCTCGCAATAACACCGGCCCTGGGTCAGACTGGCAATACTAATGTCAATGCCAATCCCCAGGCTAGTTCCTTTGGTAGTGTTACGAACCAAGCCGTCCAAATAAACCAAGGTAGTTTTAACCAACAATCATTGGGTCCAGGTCTTGTATGCAGCGGGCCGACAATGGTTTTTACTCCTTTTTATATTGGTAATTCACAATTTAATGAACAAATAATCTCCGGTAATTACGGCGTTCAACTATCCTTTAGTGTGCCATTAGACAAAGAAGCAGTTAACTTATGTAAAGAATTAGGACGCAGTAGGTTATCAAAAGAAAGGTTAGATTATGAACTAGTAAGAATACTTAAATGTGCTGAGTTTTATAAAGCTGGTTTTGTTATCCGACCGGAGTCTCCTTATGCGCCTGTTTGCGCCGACGTGATTCCAGTCGCTGCCTTGACCACGTTGAAACCTTTTTCCCCCTCAATTTCTGTACCCGTTTCCAAGCCTGAGTAATAGCTGGTTTAAACACAGTTACTAGATGTTTGAACACTGCTGTTGCCGATAAAGTTGCTGCAACACTTATTGCACTTGTTGTAGCAGCAGCACTGATAATTTCAGCTTTTGGCATTGGGATTTGTATATCAGTCCCAGGTAAAGTAATAGATGTGGTCTCAGCTAAATGAGATGGATTATTTAATGTTGGCTTTAACGAAGACGTTGACTCATCTTCTTGTACTTCTGGTTGTATTGGTGGTGGGGCTACTGCCGTTGATGGTGGTGGGGCAGCTGCTGGAATCTTCTGTTCCTCAGAAGAAGGTTTTTGTTCTTCGGACGAAGTAGTCTGAGGAGGTGCTTCGGTAGTGCCAGAGTATGGAAGAACAATCGGTGGATAGCTCGGGGCTTCAACACGTGGCAAATCCAAGGCCGGTTTAGGTAGGAGCGGTACCGTTGGTATCGGAATATTAGGGGGAAGTAGTTTATCCATAGATGAATTATTGCATCATGGATCTTGGCAAGTTTGTTGGTGATCAATTAGAAGATGCCGCATCTCCTATTACGGGACGTGTAGATGAAATTATTACGCGTGTAAAAAAAATTGAGGTATTACTTGTAAATATCGATAACAAGCTAAAGCAACTTCAACCTGTTATCGATTTATTAAAGAAGTTTCGCTTGTTGTAAAGATCAGTAGTGAAGGTGACTACTC